GGGTGCCGTCTCTGACGGATCACCTGCGCTCTGCCAACCATACACTTTGAGAGCCGGTGACATCGTCCGCTGCATGAACAACACCGCCGCTGACAGAGAAGCATCAATGGCAGTCTATACCGCAAGCGGAGTTTCAAGGATTTTCAAAGTCACCGCATCCGGTGGTGCCACCAATGAGCTACTCGATCTCCAAACGGGAAATAGCATCGGCGACACACTACAGGGTCAAAGAATCACAAAATGGTTCGGAACATCTGTTGACGGCGCGAAGATTGAGACGCAGGGCTTCTTCGTGGTAGACGCTCTGGGTAACGTCGTCGGTTCTTGTAGCGCAACGAACCCGATTGTTCAACAGCCACTGTTCTCTTTCGCCGCAACAAACATCGCTCTGAATTACAAGGCTCAATACTTGACAAACGCCTGAGTGTGATCGAGTATGGCGAAGATGACCAAAGCGGCAGGGCGCCGAAGAATGGCGGAGATCCTCTCAAAGTCGAAGAAGCTATACATGAGGGGATTCATTTCAACAAAAGACCTTGATGCCATAGAAAGAATCGTCAAGACTCGATCCAAGAAAATATGCTGAGGTGTCGGCATTGGTGCAAGTAGGCAGTCCGTTTATAGACGTGGATTCACAAATCGGCGGGGTGACTGCCGCACAACAGGCAAACATACAAGCGAGACTTGCTCAACAAGCGGCAAACATAGAAGCACGGCGGGCGTTCCTTGCAGCAGAAGCAGCAGCAGCAGGTACAGGGAGGGGTTACGTGGCTCCTCGTGGCACCGTCGGGGGTTTTGAAATCCCGAATAACTTCTGGGGCTTTGTTATGCTGATGATGGGGATGAGATAATGCCTCTTCCAAATGTGCAAACTGAATCGCCTCGCGTGTATAAGCTACTCAAGAACACCACGCTAGAGAACCTCACTGACGATGACCTTGCGCTGATTGCCAATCCTATCAGCATAGAACTACTCAATGAAGACGAACTCCGCCGTCTTTGCCTAGTCGCTTTCGCGCGCATGGTCACCAAGGGCTCCTTTGACGGGTGGTTGTGATGCCTCTACCCGACGCTGACAAGAAATCCCCAAGGGTCTACACCCTCCTTCAGAATCAAGACCTTGAGAATATTACAGCTGATACCCTTGCTAGCGTAGCGGACCCCATGGCTATCGAGGAAGCCAACGAGGATGAACTCCGCCGTCTTTGCCTAGTCGCATTCGCTAGGATGGTTACGAAGGGATCCTTCGACGGTTGGTTGAGCAGTGGTGGCGGTGGTGATGGATACTCAGCGGTGCTGACATCTTATGATTGGAACGAAGCAGACCGACCAATCCTCTTAGCCTCTCTGCCGCCGTATGGCTGCGGGACCCGTGCCTATGTTAGCTCTGGTTCAAATAACCAGCGAACGCTATGGCCGTTCATCTCTCCTACTAGTGGGTCGGTGTCGAGTGTCAACCTATACGTCAACGGTGCTACGAGTGCGGGATCTGTGGATATTGGCTTCTATACCGATGATGATGGAAAGCCAAAGACGTTGATAGGCGAATGCACAATCGTGACGACAGGAGCAGGAATCATCACTCAAACCTCTTTCACTGATACTATCACTCTGGTCAAAGGGACTCAGTATTGGGTGGGTCAATTCAATGACGGCTTCGGGGCTTCAGTAGGGACCTTCAGCATTATTGATAGGCAACAATATGGGAGCGGTCTAGGTACTGCTAACAACGGCTTGCAAGGAACGAATATATCAATCCAAGAAGCTGGATCTTCAGGCAATGCTTCAATCAGCTCGTGGACGGGGTTCACTCAATCAACAACTAACCCCATGAACATAGGAGTTTTGTTTTGATGCATCGCTCATACACTACCTTTGCTGGGCTCGAGGTCATCGACGAGGGAGACTTCGATGTCACATGGGAGCAGGTTCGAGAGTTGCGCGACCAAGAGCTAGAGGACACCGATTGGCGAGCCGTCAAGGACAGGACGATGAGTCAGGCTTGGAAGGATTTTCGCACAGCCCTACGCGACCTGCCTCAAGACCACGAGGATGCGAACTCGGCGTGTGACGCATGGCCACAACCACCGGAGTGATCCGAGTGTCGAAGAACAAACCGAAAGAAACCATCGAGTATGTCATTCGATTACAGGACAAAGAGCGAATGCTGCTAGAGAGCTACGCGACAGCATACACAGTGGGAAAAGTCGGCGTTTTACTCAATGGTTTGGGTATTCCAGAACTGACTAAACAAATGAAAGACCCGACCGAGATGATCGGAATCTTCTATTCTATCGCTATGATTCTTGAGTTTGTCGGGATCGAGACAGGCCTGCCAACTCCCTTCGATTTTGATGAGTATATGAAAGAGTATCAAACAAGACGGGCATCCCGAAGAGCGCAATATCCCGACGAACCCGAATCAGGCACTCTTGCGATGATTGTCAAAGATCTACTCGTCAAGATTCTAGGTTCAAGTGAACTCGGAAAACAATCTTTCAATGTTCCCTAGTGCCCGCCCGGACCCGCCCCCAAATCCAATCGTCTACCCCCACCTATTTGCCTCACTTTGGGGTAAATTGGCCCCTATTACTTATAAAGAAACGATGTACTGCGCCTCAATCCAACCACCCACAGTCCTGACATCGAATCAAGCCCTTCACCCAAATCACGCTGATGTTACAGGGACATGCTTTGCAGACCCAAACTTTAGTCATTCTATCAACTCCTGTTTTAACTTCTGTACCAACTCGTCTGAAAGGTCCTGCGACTCCCTGAGCTGCTTCTGAAGCTTTATCTTTTCATCAAGCACCTCGTTGTATCGAACCGACCATCCTTCGTTCTTGATGATGACAGAGGATAACCATGCGGATCGGCCCTCTGCACCTTTCGCCCCCATCGGAGACTTTCTCTCCTTCTTCGGGATACGGTCCCAGATGTCGAAGGCAGCTTGAGTGAGGCTCGCGTTGATGCCGGGCATCAGAACCACTCCGGGTCATCGTTAGCCTCTGGGGCGCGTACTGTCACTCTCTGCTCTAGGAACAGAGCTAGGTCCTTCTCGAGCTTCAACACGCGGGCTAGCAATTGCGCAATCAAATAGTCCGGATCGTCTTCACTTTTACTTTCAGGCAGGGGGGTCTCATCGACTTCCTTCATTCAACTCGCCCTCTTTGTCATTAGTATCGTATCCCGCGTATGCAAATCCCAAAGCAAAGCCGATCCGTGAGTACCAAGGATCTCCACTATCTCTTCCATGTCAACTTCTCTTGACGGATGCTCCGACATAAGTTTGGCTTCATCGCAACATAGCTCCACTTTCGCCATGAAGCCGATTATGATACTCCTCACATCGATGTCGAAGTTCAAGCCGTCGCACCACTCAGGATCATCTATAATCCAAAATCTATTGTCCATTTTCCAAAACCGTTCGCTCACATTTTCACTCATTTTCTTCGCCTCTGAATCCTTCGACTTCGTTTATAGTTATTAATATTCCCCAAACAGGAACACGACACAATCAAAGGTCAACGACCCTCCGTTCGGACTCCGGTTCGTCGTGTGAGACGTGGTGGCGGAAGGGGAGGGTGCGTAATAGTGAGATTTAAGGGGATTTGGGGTAGTTATATGGGCGGTAGATGGGTGGTACGCACACATGGTAGTGCAAGATACCCTAATTTTGGCCACTTTGATGCTAATTAACCTCATTTCGTTGGGTGTTTTCGCCCTCTGGATCAGAATTCACATTGAACAATCGCTAATGGACATCGATGAGAAGCTCGCACTTGCGATCCAAGCCCTCGTTGACAAGCTAATGTCCGGTGGACTAACGGAATTTGAGCCGCCGAACCCGATCCAAGGCGCGATAGCTCAGTTAATTCAAGGAATGGCCCAACAAAAGATGAACACGATTGACGCGACAGTGACAGAACGCGGTCAGAATGGACAATTTACTGCCGTGCAAGAAACATAGTGATACTTATTAGCGAGTTTTTGTTACACTCGCAATATGGCACGCCGAAGAAAGACAAAGCGCCGAAGATCACCGAAGACAATGAGCCTCATCAATCTCGCAGAGAGCTACGCCTACGCGACCGTCATCACTGGCGGCGTTTTCGGCAATAGTCCAGTGGGCCTACTTGGATTCGATGGAGCGGGCGCGGGTGCTGGTACTGGAACTGCCATGACGACTACAGGAGCAGGCCTAACGCTTCAGTCAATCATCGGCGACCCTGGTTCGAGCTTCGATAGCATGCAGTCAGCGTTCATGGCGAACTACCAGGCTATGGCTGTGCAGGCAATAGGGATCGGAATCACCTTCAAATTCGCTAAGAAGCTCCTAAGGAAGCCCATCAGTAACGTAAATAGAAATTTGATGGCTCCGCTCGGCATCGGAGTGAGGTTGTGAGACTATGGCAACAAACACAGTAACAGGAAATCTCGTCTGCTCAGACGGAACAAACGTCCCGCTCAAGCTAGATTGTGTTGAGGGAACGGAAACAAACCTGACCACCGATACCGCATACACCGTCAGCGCTCAGAACGTCGGCGACTTCGCTCCTGGCAAGACCGTCGTGTCCGCCCTGGTGAGCTGCGACAACGGCGTGGGCTACTGCTACATACTCTCGCAGGGCCTTGTGGCTGCAATCATCCCTTGGTCTGTCAAGGGTGCCGTCTCTGACGGATCACCTGCGCTCTGCCAACCATACACTTTGAGAGCTGGAGACATCGTCCGGGTGATGAACAAC